TGAAGCTCTGTGGCCGGCTCGGTACCCGAAGGAGAAGCTCCTCCAGATCAGGGACGTTGTGGGGGACTTCATCTTCAACGCGATGTACCAGCAAGACCCGAAGCCAATCGGCGAAACAAAGGCCGATCCAGAGCAAATCCGAATGATCGACCAGCTGGAAAACCCACAGCTCTACCGTTGGGTGCGCTCGTGGGACATCGCAGCCACGGACGGGAAGAAGAAGAAGAAGGGTGACTGGACAGTCGGTACACTCATCGGCACGAACGGACGACCCGGACTCCCAACAGCGCTCACGTGCATATTTGACATGCAACGTGCAAAGCTGCCACCAGCTGGTGTAGAGAACCTCCTTCTCAACACGGCCAGAGCCGACGGTGTGAACGTCCCGATCGTCATCGAGCAGGAACCCGGGTCTTCGGGCAAAGCGTACGCGGAGCACCTTGCGACGAACGTCCTACGCGGCTTCACAGTGACGATCAAGCCACCGGGTGGCGAGAACAAGTGGATCCGCGCTCAGCCCTATGTCGCTGCCGTCTCCCACGGCCGCATTCTCATGCTCAGGGCTGCATGGAATCAAGCGCACAAGGACGAGCTGAAAGACTTCCCGAACGGTCGCAACGATGACACGATCGACTCTGCGAGCCAAGGCTTCAACGAGCTCCACCAGTCGAATATTCTCGTTCCGGTGTGGGGTCGTCCGATAGCCCAGGACTCGAGCGTCATCCGCGGCGACTCTGGCAAACTCATCCAAGGCGTAGTGTGGGGGCGTAGAACCCAACCATCAATTCCAGGTGTGAGGTAGAGACAACATGGCCGACGACAAGAAGGTATCACCGATCCGAAAGAACGTGTCGGCACTGATGACACGCATGGGCATCGCTCGTCTATTCGGAACGATGTTCGAAGGGAAGCGGAAGCTGTACGATGTGTTCGGGTACCCGCAGGTCCTGACTGCAGCCCATCTCCTCGCCAAGTATCAGCGGCAGGATCTGGCGTCGAGGGTCGTCGACATGCCGCCAGAAGAGATGTGGGCTCATCCGCCGACTCTCAAACCGACTCACGGGGTCAAGTCGAAGTGGGACGAGTTCACGATCCAGACGCAGTACTGGCAGCGTGTTATCCAGGCAGACAAGCTCCTCAGTTTCGGGCCGTTCGCAGTACTGTGGGTAGGTCTCCGAGGAGACGCCAAGTCGCCTGCGCCCTCGATCTCAAAGGTGGAAGACATCCTGTATGTCCAGGCATACGGCGGTAACAACGTAAGAGTCCTGTCGTACGAAGACAACACCCAGAACCCTCGGTACGGACAGCCTTTCATGTACGAAGTGAAGGTGGGTCCGGAGAACCAACAGAAGACGACCGAGGTGCACTACACTCGCTTGATCCACGTCGTCGATCGCCCCTTACAAGGCCTGATGTTCGGCGAACCTCGGCTTGCGCAGATCTACAACACCCTGGATGACATCCTCAAGGTGGGAGGTGGCTCGGCCGAAACCTACTGGCTGACGGCCAACAGGGGCATGCAAGTCGACGTGGACAAGGAGATGCAGCTCCAAGCCGGTGACGCGGAGGCTCTGGAAGACGAGCTGGACGAGTTTCAACACCAGCTCCGCAGGTACATTCGGACGCGGGGTGTGAAAGTGACGACTTTGGGCTCAGAAGTCGCCGATCCGCGCGGAGTTTTCGAGACTTTGATGTCAATTCTGGCCGGAACCACGTCAATTCCGCAGAGAATTTTGACGGGGTCGGAGGCGGGCCAACTCGCGAGTGAACAGGACAGGGCGAACTGGGCGGAGTACATCGAGCGCCGTCGTCGCGTGTTCGGAGAGCCGTACATCCTTCTTCCGACGTTCCAATTCCTGGAAGACCGTAGCTACCTAGCAGAAGGCTCAACGGCCAAGGCCAAACTCGGTACGGACGAGTCGGCTTTCGAGTGGCCGGAAGCTTTCCACATGTCTCCCCTGGAGGACGCTAGGACTCTCGCGGAGAAAGCCAGAGCGATCGTGAACATGAGCCGTCGTGCCCAATTCGGCGATCCGATCGTATCCGACGAGGAATGCCGCACTATCCTCAGCTTGCCAGAGAAACCGAAGGCCGGCGACACAATGCCAGAGGCTCCAGCCCCAACAGGAGCCTTCGGAGCAAATCCAGGATCAGGGGCTGGTACTCAAAGACCGAGCCCAACAGAAGCACCAGGTGCAACGGCCCCGGCAGCACGCGAGGCACCAGATACACGAGGTGGCAACTGAGTCAGTAGTACACACGTATCCACTACCAGAAGGAGCAGGCGATGAACAAAGAGATTCTGAACGGTCAAGATGCAGCCGGGGCCAGCGTCATGCGTCGGGCGATGCTCGCCGATCTGCTGAACCCCAAGGGCCGCTTCGTAGTGAAGTGCTTCGGCAAGGATGGCAAGCTGAAGTGGGAAGACACGATCGACAACCTCGTCACCACGGTCGGGAAGAACGACATCCTGGACAAGTACCTCGATGGATCGGCCTACACCGAAACCATCGTGATGGGTCTCAAGGGAACCGGTTCGGCGGCCGCGGGTGACACACAAGCCTCGCACGCCGGCTGGAACGAAGTTGGTGGTACGAACGCTCCGGCGTACACGGGCAACCGCCCTGCTCCGACGTTCAGCGCGGCTGCAGCGGGCGTGAAAGCGACTTCCTCGGCCGTCAGCTTCGCCATCACCTCGGCGGGTACCGTCGCAGGCTGCTTCATCAACAACGGTGGTTCCGCGACCAAGGACAACACCACAGGCGTCCTGGTGTCGGCAGGTGACTTCACGGGTGGTTCGAAGACAGTCGACAACGGCGATACGCTCAACGTCACCTACTCGCTCGCGCTGTAATAGGCAAGGAGGCGAGGAAAGGAGAACCACATGAAAGTAACTGCTGCAGGGCGTACGAGCGCAATCCCGACCGCCGTACGCGGCCCAAGCGTCTACGGCATCAGCAACAAGGGTGGTAGGTTGCGCGAGGTCGGGGCATTCAACACGACCTCCTCAGCCTGCGTGGTCGGTCTTGCTCGTGCGAGCTCCGCAGGTACACAAGGTGCCGGGCTGACCGAAGTCAACTGGGATCACCTGCTCAACGCTGCCGCGCCACAACTCACGGCGTTCAACACGCACACGGCGGACGCGACGGTAGGCGGCACGATCCGGCAATCGACGCTTGGTGCGGCCATTGGCGCTGGCATCATCTGGACGTTCAGCGATGAAGGCCTCCTGATCCCGCCAGGTACGGCGAACGGCCTCGTACTGATCTGCCCAACCGGCACGGGCCAACACCTGGACTTCTACTTCGACTGGGAAGAATGAGAGGTTACGACTATGCGAAGGCACGTAGGTCTATTCGCAAGGCACTGGCTTTCGGTCCTGTGCATTTCCTTCACCGCAGCTCTCTGCGGCTACCAGTCTGTGACGCTGGCGCAGACGCCACCTCCGCCAGCTCAGGCGTTGTCGCGAGCCTGGTACAACGACAAGGTGGAGGTGGAGCTCCGACTGAAAGGGCCAGCAACAGCTACCAACGCATCTCCGACGATTCGAGTGGCAACGATCCGCTTTGCCAACGTCAATGCGCGGTACTTCGAGCACGTCTGGCCATGCTGGAATACAGCCAGTTCGTGTCCGCAGGTAACAGGAGTAACAGCCAGGATCTACCTGAAGCTGCCGTGGACGGGAAGAGTCAACGTAACACGCTACATCCTGTGTAACGGCACAGAGTGCTCGCTACCGAACTTCCCAGCGATCGCGGCTAAGCCCGGAGAGGTATATGCTCTGAGCTACGATCGCATAAAGGCTGTGTGGCGAGTAACACCGTACATCACGATCCCGGTACCAGCTAAATGAGCTGACCTCTGTGGCGCTCGAATTCGCGCACGGCGCTATTCAACTGACCACTGGTGCCATCGGCACCACGTTCACGGTCAGCGGTCTGTCCTTCCAGCCGAAGGCGCTGCGCTTCTACTGGATGGGCATCAACAGCGCCACGGACGCCGCGACTGGCGCGGTGAACCTGCGGCGCGGTGTCGGCTTTGCGGCGAGCACCAGCAGCCGCCGCGCGGTGTCCTCGTTCTCGCAGGACGCGTCGCTGACCTCCAACTGCGACACAGGCGCGTACAGCGATTGCGTGGTGGCGACCACGGCTGGCGCTGGCAC